TTCAGTGTCTGAACAAACTCATTAAAGATATCCATATCATATTCTGCTCTACACTGATAGATACCACACTGATACGGATATACTACGTCTGCCTCTCCCTGCATTATCAACTGATAGGGATTATGATATGATTCTTTGGGTAGAATACAATCAGCATCATAGTTTGCCACAACCTTGGTATCTGAAGCAACTATCAGATCATTCAGAACTTTACTCTTACAGAACAAGTCTTCATCAGACTCCTCAAAGATATGTGTCAGATTTAATACCTTAGTCCCAATATACTTTTTAATCTCAGGTATAGCTCTAAACTTAAAGGTAGAATGCTTTGATACTTCTTTGACGATTACTTTTGCATTTGTGTGATACAAAAGATAAGAAACCGAAGATATGATGTTCCTCAGTCTATCCTCTGTTTCTATTCGTGTTGGAACAAGAAATGTTAGATCCATAACCACTCCTTCGGAATCAAATCATCCATCTTATAGTGGTCATATTGTGGTCCAAACCATTTTTTTGGCGCAACTATTGTCTTATCTGGATTATCAATCAACCATGCGCCCCACCAAGAGAATGAACTGTTGGCAATAATAGCATCCGTGCATAGGGACATCAAACACAGGTCCGTCCAAGGCACTCTCTGACCATCATACATCTCGTCTGTGGTCTCTGAGAGGATAAATCTGTCTGGTTGGAAAAATTCCTGCTCCTGACACCACTCAATCACATCAGAAAATACTACTACGGGAACATTCTCCGGGAACTTTGAGAGTGCTCTCTTATAGTAATCCCATGTCTGAACTGGATGTGCTGCTTCCAGATTCACATATGCCCAAGGAAGTTTTGGATCACCACGACGAATGTGTAAGAAAATCTTCTGCTCAGAATCAATACTATCAATCATGTCTTTACATGGTTCATAGATTTCATCTTGGAACTGAAAGTCCTCACGTATTTCTTTCTCTACGTTCTTAAAGTACTTTTCAGTCTGAAAGTATCCATCAAGATTCACATCATCAGGGCACAAGTCAAATAGTTCTTGATTGAAATGAAACTCTTTCCATACAGCCCATCGATTATTATCTGGAATACCATGATGATCCTCAGTGGCACCAGTCATCTTGAAGGTATCAAACATACAATAGTTGTTCTCACATCCGAACTCATCAACACCCGATGTGCCTGGTGGTGGAATCACCCAATCAAATCCACGATTCGCAGCAATACCTCTAAGTGCTGCATACTGAAACATCTGGTTGCCAAGACGACCAGACTTACCAAGTTTGTTAAATGATAACATCAGTAACCATACTCCTTTTTCATTTCATTAAATACTTTTCTTATCCCCACATCAATAGTGGTCTTGGGAACCCACCAATTTAAAATATAATTGTCTGCCTCATTTCTTTTGTCCATCTGAACACTGTCTTTAGCCAGTCCAGAGTTGATCTTTACATCATGCATATCAATTAATCCAAAACAACCCTGAATGATGTTAGCAATCTCTCTGACAGTATTGGAATGGAATGATGTAATGTGAAGTGGATCTTCTGGTTTGAAGTCAGTATAATTTTCCATAACTGTCTCTAGTGCTTCGCAGCAGTCCTCAGCATAGAGAAACTGACGTTCTTCTGTTCCATCAGTCAACATTTCAAACTGACCCTCCTCAAATCCTTTACGGATGAAGTCAGTAATCACATGAGCTTTCTCCATATCTTTTTCAATACCATAGACATTCCAGAACTTAACAGTCAGTCCTTTGAGTGCAGTAGTATGCAGTTCACCAACACGTTTCATTACACCATAAGGAGAATATGACATGTTACTCATCTGAGATGAAGCAAATACAAACCGCTTGTGATACTTCTCAAGTAAGGCAAAGGTATTTGCCATCATGCGGGTATTATTACTAATGAACTCAAACGTATGCTGATACTTCTTCAGATACCGCGAACCACCAACATCAAACGAAAGAAAGAATACAAAGTCTGCATTCTTAATAATACTCTCAATATAAGTGTTTGGTGTTATTCGAAGATCATTCTGAGGTCCATCAACAATATCAACACCAATAACATCGTGCCCCTTGCCTAGAAGATATTCCTCTAAATATGCACCAATCTGACCGGCAGATCCTAAAATAGCAACTCTCATACCCACAATACTCTCCCATCCTTAAAGAAGTCGGCACAATTTATTCCTCGATCATCAATGTAATAATCTGCTGTTGGTTTACCAAGATGAAGTTCATGATATTTACATCCCCACAAACTTAATTGTATCTCAGTAAACTCGTAAAATTCTTTTTTAGCCAGGTCTGCATTATTTTTATGCCTACCCATTCCTCTGGCAGTTAAGTATATGATGATGTGCCCTTCATCATATAGTTTATTTATTTTATCAATCCTATCATTGATTGGCAATGCCTGATCGTATCTGGTTTCGTCAGTTGGTCCAGGAATGCAGATAGTTCCATCAATATCAACAACATATTTCATTCTACTATCACCTCATATAATCCAATACATCCACCTTCTGGGACGTGCCAATTACAAATGCAGCAATATATTTTTCCATTCTCTTCATATATTGAAAGTGGATCCTCTACAGCACTTTTACCAGTAATAAGGTCTGGACCCATAACAGAGGTCTTTAGATCAGAAGTAAGGGTATATAAGTATGGTTTATGATTCCAGGCATCTGTAGTTCTATGTCCCAATCCAACATATAAATCAAGTTTTTCGCTATAAATTAACGGACTACCACCTCTGCTCGATGAAATGGGCAGTCCTCTCTTCACATTTTCAAATGGTGTCACCCAGGTACACTCTCCTGTTTCCACATCACAATGTAGAATATTAATTTCAGGATCGATAGTTAAGATAATGTACAACTCATCATCTTTTACAAGTGCCATCCAGTTTTTTCCAAGGACTCTAAGAGGTGATGGAGGAACTCCATCGATAAAAAGATTGATTGCTCTTTCCTCTAGAATATCAACCAACTTATATCTCAGTATCTCTTGATGATTTGGATCCCAAGTTAAAGAATAAGGTTTACTATTATACACAAAGGTTCTAGGATCCTCACCCTGTGTTATCGGTTTTCTGTATATGAGATTAAAATCTTCATCATAATGAATAATGTCCAGAACATCATCTAAACTGGCATTACCAGTTCTGCATGTGCCAACGTAACCTTTACCACCAGGATATTTTACCATACTGGCATACATTCCAATATCATAATATCCATCAGATTGTCTGGTCCAATGATGGAAGTCTTTTATATGCTTTAGAGTTGCTGTAGTCATATTATTGTAGATAATTTTCCCAGATAAAATCTTCTAGAACTTCCATCTTCTTTGCTCTCTCTAAGTTATCATGGATTGCATCCATACTATCATAGTATAAATCTTCAGAAACATCAAATTCATCACTCAAAGTGATTATACCGTCCGTATTAAAATAATTCCCAATATCAGAAGCACCAAGGTAAACAGGAATGGTGCCTGTAGCAAAACAATCTAATATTTTCTCAGTAAAATATGTCTCATACTCTCCATTCTCAATCGCTACAGAGAACATATAATCACACAGACCTTCCTCTTTTAATTCAATTTCATTAAATCCTCGACCATATAAATCAACCTGATCTCCAATCCTTTCAACCCATTCAAGACGCTTTGCATGACCAGCACACATATTCTTATTGGATGCAATCATGGAAATCATCTTAGATTTGTCATAAATCTTAGGTTCTTTAATCCAAAATCCTTGTGCAGGAACCCATTTATACTTATCACCCAAGGCAAGTAATCTCTGGTCGTGAGTAAAGATTGTATGATATGTTTCCTCGACTAATTTTTGATTTTCAATTATACTTTCTACCAGTGAAGGTCTAATATATTTGGACTCTAGAAGCCACAAATATTTTGGACCCTTACGATTATCTCGTATTCCATCATTGATTGTATTATCAATATAGAAAGTTCCGTCTGCTAGAGGATCGTCAACCGACCACTCAAGATACTTTGACTCTTTACCATGAACTGAATATCCTTTATTACCATTGGTAAGGTGGGTGAAAGTATTTCCAACCAAGTTATATTTTACTCTACTCATAATATAACTGGACCTTTGTAAAAGTCTTCGTGTATGTATAAGGTATTAAGACCATCCGTTACTGCTTCAATATATTCATTCGGCAATGCATAAGTCACTGGGTCTTTACCAGTATGATAAGTCTCAATAAACATAAGTCTTGGTCGATGCTTATCAAAGTCAATACCATTAATAATACTAACCTCAGCAGATTCCGCATCGATCAACATGAAATCAATGTCATAAGGACATCCATTCTCTTCTAAGATATCAGAGGTTCTATCGCAAAGAACACGTCTTCCTTGATAATTATATGGATCAATCTCTTCTGTAATCGTGAAATCGCTAGTATCTACTAATGTCTCATGATGCTCCAAGATACAAACCTTTTTACTATCAGATGCACCTTTACGAATAAACTTAATTTTATTAAAGTGCTCTTCTGATAGTGTCTTTTTGAAGACTGGTTCCAATTCATTATCAATAAACTCACGAAGAGGATCAATATAAATTCCAGTCCAACCCTGTTGGATCAATTCTACAGTGTGATTGTCTCCTTGGATAATCTTACCACTATCCCAATCTACATCCCAATCAAGAATCCTATCGCTGTTATTAGGATTAACATATCCTTTCTCTCCAGATCCAGTGGAACTATGAAATCCCATCTTTGTCCAGTCAAGCACCTCACCAACACCAATTTCTACAAGAAATCCATCAGTCTTATTTTTAAAGAACTGCTCGTAGATATTGACAATCCATGGAGATTGTCCATTTCTCATTCTATCTGAAAATTTTAACATATCAATTCATCCAAGCAGAGAAATCTTTCATGAATCCATTATAAGACTCTGTTGTTTTGGGATGGGAAACCATCTCATTAATCACAGGAAGTCCTGTGGTTACAATATCAGCACCATAATCCCATGCATCGCATACGTCCTGCTGTGTGCGAATACTACCAGCAATGATCTGAGTATCCAAACCATTCTCAAGGATGTAACGTCTAGTTCTCTTCAAAGCTCGCTCTACATCACCACCGTGTTGCTTGAGGCGGCAATAGAACAGAGAGACATACTTAGCACCAGCAGAGGCACAATGGATAAGTTGCTGCTCGCTGTAGCAAATGGTAGCGTTGATCTTCACACCATTCTTAGAGCAAGTCTTAATTGCCCTCAGTTCATCAAATCCAACAGGGATTTTGACATACAAATCAGGACATACAGTAGAAAACTTTTCATAGATCTCACATGCTTGCTTCACAATCGCATCATATTCTTCAGCAAAAACTTCTACACTTAGAGAAAGATTCTCTGCTCCACAATACTCAGAGAGTTTCATGATCAAGTCATCAAAACTTCCTTGTGGTTCCTTAGCAATAATAGATGGGTTGGTAGTTACACCCTGAATCACACCCATATCATGTGCTACCTTAATCTCATCAAGGTTAGCAGTATCAGCAAACAGATAATTCATTCGTCCTCAGTAAATACGTAAGTTTTGCCGTCTTCGACGATGTTAGAGTCAGTATCATCATCTTTATTTGACCATTCTATCACAACTGTATCTTCAATTGCAATACGCATATGCATCAATCCAGGCGGTATGTGAAATACATCACCTGCTTCGAGAATAATTGATTTGTTTTTTGCTCTTCCAATCCTCATTCCCACCTTTAATTTACCAGATTGGATATAATAAAACTCGTCCTTATTCACATGATACTCCATGCTACTCTGAGTGCCACCTTTCATGAATACTTCTTTGAGTGTGAAGTCTTCAGTTGCAAACACAGTAGTGATGTATCCCCAATACTTGTCTCTCTTCTCCTCACACTTTAAGACTGGTGGTAAATCTTGTCTCCCATAACTATTGTCCGTAGTATTTGTTGATTCCATTTTTTCTTTCAAAGTGTTTTTCATACAAAATTTCAGATAGATCCGACATTTCTAGTGATGGGTTTATCTTTATAGTATAATAAGCCATCTCTGCTATTTCTTCAAGCACAATAGCACACTCAAGAGTCCTCTTTGCTGAATTAGAGAACACCATCACACCATGACCAGGTAAAAGTATTGCTGGAATATTAAGTGGATTAATTTTATACTTTTGGAAGTAGTCAACAACAGACTGTCCTAGATTTTTTTCATATTCATCTAGTTCATTTCTGTGTAGTTGTCTAGCAACAGGAATATCAGAGAGAAAATAATCAGCATGAGTTGTTCCTAAAATAGGAATTGATTTTAATGCCTGTGCCCAAGAAGTAGCAAACTTAGAATGACTGTGTATAATTGATTTTATCTGAGGAAATGCTTTATAAATCTCCAAGTGGATGGCAGTATCTACGGATGGTTTCATTCCCGAGATCTGATTACCAGTATAAAGTTCTATGATACAAAGATCACTAAACTTTATTTCGTCGAAATTGACCCCAGAAGGTTTTATCACAACGTGCTTTCCATCTTTAGAAAGCACACTAGCATTACCCCAAGTTAATTTAACTAGATTATTTTCTTTTAATGCCTTGTTGAGTTTGAGACAATCCTCAATCTCATTCAATATTGTTGGAAACATAATCAAATGCTCTTTTATTAGCAAAGTGTGGATCACCTGTTGCTAGCAAAGCAGCATAGAAGCAATCACCTGCACCAATCGTATTTATTGGTTTGTCTACAGCATCTGTAAAATATTTGACACCATTAACCATACATCCCCTAGATCCTAATGTAACACAAATGTTAGTTATTCTATCCGTAAATTGGGATTCGTACTCATTACAAACAATATAATCCATATCAAAGTACATACCATAATTATGCTCCTTACTAGAAACTTGAGAAGCAGCATAAGTTATCTTTGCATTGTTCGCCACATGAGAAACAAATGACTCTTTTATGAATCCACACCGATAATCTGAGAACGCTATCACATCATACTCATTCAGATCAAAATTCTCTAGAACTGATACTGATGACTCATCATTAACATCATTTATCTGTAAATGTTTATATCTAGAATCACCATGACTCACCCAATATCTTGTCTTCTTGTTATTTTTTCCCTGAAAATAATTCAGTACCTTGACTCCATATTGTTCCTCAAAAATTTTTCCCATCTCATAACTCATAGACGTGGCAAAAGTTACATTTCTACCAAATTTAGAGAGATATTTTGCTACATTAGCAGCTCCACCATAATCAGTCATCCGAGTTACTAATGAAGTTTTAATAGTAGGAGACTCTAGAGAAAGACCACAAGCCTCCAATTCAATAGTTTCGTCAAGGATGGTGTCACCAACAACCAAATACTTCAAATTTTCTCGCATGTCTCCATATCCCGAATTTTATGCATGACATTAGTAGTTGAGTATTCGCCAACAAGAGGATAAACTTTCACTTGAATACTACCAGGTATTCCATCACGTTCTCTTACTTCATTTGCGGTCCATTCGGACCCCTTTACAATAACTTCTGGACTTAATGTCTCATATAAATCTTGAAGTTCTTCAGTTGAATCAAAGATAACAACTTCATCAACATACTTTATGGATTCAAGAATTCTTCTACGATCTTCTTCACTATTAATTGGTCTATTATTGCCCTTTAATTCTCTTACTCTACGATCAGAATCAATAGCAACAACAACGTTTGTTCCTTGTATTTTAGAGAACTTCAGCAGTTCAAGATGCCCTTTATGTAAGATATCAAAAACACCATTTGTAAGTACAATTCCACTATTATTATCAATCTTAGTGGTGCGTTTGATATGGCGACCCTCACCCCATGCCTCTTCCAACCACATCCTTGACATCTCTCTCATTTCAATTTGAGATGACAACCAGGAACCAAGGCATAGCACGTTAGAATCATTGTGTTCCCTAGACTTAACAGCAGTCAGTTCATTATGTGCAAGAACTGCACGAACTCCAGGATAGCGATTAGCAACAATACTCATACCGACACCAGTTCCGCAGAGGAGAATGCCTCTATCTGCCTCCTTATTACTTACTATGGTAGAAAGTTGTGCAGCATAGTCTACATAATCAACACTTACGTCTGGTGTGAATGGTCCAATATCAATAACACGATAACCTTCACCCTTCAAAAAACTTTTTAATTGTTGCTTGTCTGTAACTCCATTATGATCAGAAGAAATAATAATAGTTTTCATTTTACTTTAGGCGTAATAATAAGATACCCTTGATCTCTCAAGTCAGTTTTAAAATCATGAGTTTTTTCAAACTTTTCATACAAGAAATTAGCACTGGTTTGTAGATTTAATTCCTCTTGAAGCCAATCATACTTCCATACAATACCTTGCTGTAGACACTCAACTTTAGCATCCTTTTGATAAAGAATCAAATCATCGATGATGATCATATCTTTTGATACATCACGATGTTTTAAGATAATATCAACCTCTTCTTCTAAAGGGAAAGCATCCTGCATATGCTCTCTAATAGATTCTTCATAACTACACTTATGAAAATCTGCTCCAGGAAAATGAGCATCTAAAAAAAATAAAACAGGAGATTCTTGTGGTAGTTCTGGAACACATTCATCCAAAATATCAGTAGATTTACCAACCAAAAATTCAATATCACATGTGGATCTATCTTTAAGTTTATTGTAAGAAAACTCCACCATATCTTCATCGATATCAACGGTATAACATCTCTTAAATGGATACTTAATCGCATGTTCTAACGCTTCTGCTTGACCAGTTCCTGTCTCAAAGTAATATTCTAGACCATAATCCTTAATATATCCATCCAATCTGTGTCGCCGTAAGCATCCCATGATTATCTCCTAATTAATAAGTTTCCAATTCGAATTGCAATTATCTTTCATATACGAAAAGTCATCTGGAAGATGTTTTTCTGGATTCCAATCGCTGGTATATTTAGAGTAAACATATACATTATTCAAACCCAATTTGTCCAAAACATACCATACACCCGTCTCCATAGTATGAATCTCTTGAGCATGTTCAAAGACTTTACACCAATCAAATAAAGAAAATCCCTCAATTGCATCCATGTATACGTTCAAGTAATCATTATCAGGTTTGATATTCTCTCGATACTCACATCGAGGTGGAGTTCCACAACTTTTATTAATTAGATTAAACGGTTTACTTAGATCAAGTCCAAGATGTTTAACTAAAGCATCCTCTCTATCATCAAACCTCCTAAACGCCAAATAATCTTTCCAATCCAGATAATCTAAATTGCAAAAATTATACTTTATATGACCATGTGCTCTAGGATTGCCATGACATTTACATGGTGATAGGGTATAATCTGCAGTCTGGAGAGGGATGAAAAGAAATTGCTCTGACTGTAAGCAACTATGACTATTACATTGATAAACTTCTTTAAAAGGAAAGTCTTCATTCTCTCTGGGAAAGTGAAGATCATCATCTCCCATATATTCCTCAAGATAAGAATATACTGTATCAACTGGCCAGATGACCTCTTTATACTCTGTATTCTCTTGAAATACTTTTGCAATCTTTTGACAAAAAAGAATATCTCCAAATCCTGCTGGTTGTTTAATAATGCAGTATTTTTTCATTCTTTTACAAATACAGCGTCACCCCAATTGCGTTCTAAACAATAATCAGTATGAACATGCTTAAATCCATATGGTTTTAAGTATTCATATACCTCATCGAAGTTTGGATTTTTGTGGTAGTGAGGGTTAAAGAAAGTAACCTCACAGTTAATAACATTAATTTTCCTCAGAACTTCAGTTGCTCCATTAAATACCATCAACTCAGCACCTTGAGTATCAATATTCATCATATCAAATGAATTATCAATTTCATTTCTTTCTAAGAAAGTATCAACCGATAAAGAATTTAACTTAATAGTTCCACGATAGCAATCAGATCCCCACCAAGAATTTCTTGCTTTAAGAATAGAGGACATTCCTTTGTTACCGACAAGATGTCCAGCATCCCAACCATAGTACAGATTGAAGTCAAGTTCAACATCATCTTGATCTGAGATTAACTGATTGTATGGGCGACTTTGAACCTCATTAATATTCATAATCTCAATATTTTCCAGAAGTTCTCCATATACCTCAGGGTTTGCTTCCACCCATACGACTTCCTCAACACCCATATCTCTGTATTGGGGTAGTTCTCCACCACGATCTGCACCTACATGCAGAACTCTAGTTACCTTATTAGCAATTATATTGTGATCAAACGACATGGTTAATCTGTTCCTCAATCCAATTGTATGTTTTACGAATACCATTCTCAAGCGATTGGGAATAGTTCCATCCAAGTTTTTCGCGGATCAAATCATTATTAGAATTACGACCACGAACTCCCGTAGGAGCATCTAATTTATAAATCTTCTTGACATCTTTGCCAGAGACCTTGGCAGCAGTGTCTACCAGTTGGTTAATGGTAACCATTTCTTCTGATCCGATATTCACAGGACCAAGAAAATCTCCATCCATCAATCGTCGAGTTGCTTCAATGCATTCGTCAATGAACAGGAAGGAACGAGTCTGTAAGCCATCTCCCCACACCTCGATTGCTCCACCCTCCTCCGGGAGGTAAGCGACTTTACGGCAGATTGCAGCTGGTGCCTTCTCTCTTCCACCGTCCCAAGTTCCTTCCGGTCCAAAAATATTGTGATACCTAGCAATACGAACAGGAGTGCCATAGTTGCGGTTATATGCAAGGTAGAGTCGCTCTGAGAATAGTTTTTCCCATCCATACTCAGAGTCTGGGTTTGCGGGGTATGCGGATTCTTCACGGCAATCAGGATTATCAGGGTCAAGTTGGTTGTGCTCCGGATACATGCAGGCAGAACCAGAGTAGAAAATCTTAGTTGTATTCGTTAATGTATAATCATTGAACTCTTTCTGTGCTTCAAGGACATTCAGATTGATGCTAACAGAATTATGCATAATATCAGCATCATTTTCACCAGTAAAAACAAACCCAGCTCCGCCCATATCAGCAGCAAATTGGTAGATTTCATCAAAAGTTTGATGATACTGCTGAGGAACAGAAGCGTAGAAGTTTCCAAGATATCCCTTGAATCTAATTACTCTATCTACAAAACTACGATCGCGTAGATCTCCATAGATAAATTCATTTGCCTCTGTGTCTGAGAACTCAGGACGTTTAAGATCTACACCACGTACCCAATACCCCTCAGACCGCAAACGTTTTACCATATGACTTCCAATAAAGCCACCTGCACCAAGTACAAGTGCAGTTTTCGTATAGTCAGACATGTATCAAAAAGTTTCTTCCTGTATATCATACAAAAAAAGACGGTTGTTGTCAACCGCCTCAAAGGTCTTTCATGCACGCCACTTACTCTTTGTCCTGAAGCAAGAAACAGAGCGGGAGTATAAACCCCATCCGCACCACTTGCTCTTAGGAGAAGCAAGAAACCTCAGACTTTTTTCTTGACACTTTGATACCAAGTATAAAGTTCTTCCATCTTAGCAGCTAAGTCGGACTCCACTCCACCTGCACCCCCACGATCAGGATGTGCTTGAGCTTCCAACTTCTTCAATCGTGCTTCAACTTCGACATCATATTTTGACATCGCTGCACCACTTGCAGATTTTGCTGCGCTTCCTTTTGCTGCCATTTTTCTAATAAATTAACATCTCAAAATATTTAGTTTTTAGAGGGTCTATGACTCCACCACCTAGTTTTACGAACTAGGAAACGCAGGGGTCAATTAACCATCCCGACCAGGGCTAGTTTAACGACTTACCGAGTCTTTGACATAACAAGGAACACCTTCAGGGTCTAACCATTTAGTGTATTCAAAATCATCAATGGCAGTCAGAAGTTGCATCTGATTGTCAAGGAGATACATGTCTCTGAAACGCTTTGTCCAACTATCTGCTTTTTGAATGCGATAGTCGGGGAACCCATTTTCAAGGGTTCCACACTCAACATAACGATATGGAAAACGCTCTAGGAGTACCTTCACGCTACCTCCACAGTTTCAAGATCAGCAACCAAACAATCAATTAAAATCTCGTAGTCATCCAGTGGATCACCAGAGAAAATTACATCATTGTTCTCATAAAACTTGCGAACCTTTTTGTAAAGTTTCGGATTCTTTACATCCAGGTAGAAATCACCATTTGCTGCCCCACGGAGGGTTTGAATGTCTTTCTTGAACTTTTCTGCGATTGTCATTGTCTTGCGTATTGACCTTAGTATTATAAGGGAATGACGGAGAACCGTCAATAGGACCGCTGGGAGTTGAACCCAGTTCACACCGTTATAAGCAGTGGGCCTTAACCGATAGGCGACGGTCCCTCAGGATCCTTCTTCGTGATCTGTGTATAAGCGTATGAGTTCATCATCCGCTGGGATCATCACTGCTTTATTTCCATCTTCATTTATTACGCCAAGTGTTTCTCCATTCTCAACTCGGTCCATAAGTTCTTCCCAGTTCTCCTGCCAGTGTTCCACGGTGTAAAAAGGAATGTCATCCATAGGTGTAATATGTATAAGAGTCGGGGCGACACGATTCGAACATGCGACCTCTGCTTCCCAAAAGCAGCGTTCTACCAAGCTGAACTACGCCCCGTCAAATTCCTGATCCGATAAATTGACCGTTGTCATCTTCATCGTCGTCGTCCTCATCGTCAACCAGTTCATCCAGTTTCAATTTCTGAATTCTTTGATTAAGTTCAGTATACTCATCATCTGGCATTTTGTCAAAGTTTACAACCAGAAGCGGTTCACCAGAAGTAACTTCGTTCATCTCAGGATGTTTTATCGTGGGTTTCTTTGAATACCCATTTCTACCACTACTAATCATCCAACCCTGTGCCATGATTGAAAAAGCAAAAGCAACCATGGCAACCCAAAGAAATAAAAATAGATATTGTGGAATGTCATTCATGATAGCACCTTAAGAACTTCCTCCTTTACATTATCTATAATCTCCTGCATTACGTCAACATCAATACCCATAAACGGAGGGATCATACCAATCACACGGAAAAATCCCTCCGCAAATAATGCAAGGAATAAAATACCAAGACACATACTGATGATTGATGCGTTACGATTATGCTGTCGTATCGCATCCTCAATCATCTCTTCACATTCCTCTTTCGTTACGTAATGTGCTGGTTTAATCTCATTCATTCTGTGAGACATTTCTAAGATTTTCCATTGGATCCGGAAGTCCTTTTACTATAGCACATGCTCTCTTATAATAGAAGTTGTCTGTTGTGCCGTTCTCCTCAAATTTCTCTTTAATGATCTTCCAGTTTTGTAAGTCGTCAGGATGCATAGTAGAAAGAAAATGTCTACATCTCTATTTAATGTAGCAACCTGTTACCATGGCGTCAAGTATGTGTGAATTTACTAACTTATCTTTCTTCAAAGTCAATTTTACGAACTTTGCGTTTACGCCTCTCCTCTTGATAAAGAAGTTCACTCCTTGAGAAGTGACTATCTATCTTCTTCTCTACATTAGAAGAAATCATGACAACTCTATCAAGATCAACAGCGCCAACCTTGTTATCAACTACCCTCATCTGATTTGGGCAACCACAGAATTGTACTTTACTAGTGGATGTTAGTTCTTTTCCACATTCTTTGCATCTTACGGTAATCATTTTTCATAGACCTATTTTAAGGATGGGTGAAGAGGGATTCGAACCCCCGACCAATTGCGTGTAAAGCAACTGCGCTACCACTGCGCCATTCACCCGACTCCCCCGGCAGGATTCGAACCTGCGACCAGACGATTAACAGTCGTCGGCTCTACCGCTGAGCTACAGAGGATTGAGAAGGACCGTAGTCCTAGATTATTTCTACTATGTCTTGTGGTTTGATAACAGAATTAAATGTATATGCCTCGGGGTTAAGTCCCCAAAGATTTTGGAGTGCTTGTTTATCAAGAGATGTAAATCCATAATAGAAAAAAGCAGGACCTTGATAAACATTATATGACATAATGGTATCTGCTACTGTGAAATCAGGATGATCTCCTTGCCCCCTTGGGTGTCCAAGTCCAAGAGTATGTCCGAGTTCATGACGAAGAATATACTTCTCAAGGAGACTAACGTGATCGTCATTGTCTCTAAAGAAAATTTTCATTCTCTTTGTGGTAGCAGATGCTCTACCAACAACTGCATCATCAACAAGAAATGTTGAGTCCTGATGACCTAAATCACCAAACTCAAGACGAGTGCTATCAGTAATTTCTGGCACTGAAATAAATCGGATGTCATCGTCACGCTTTCTTGTCCTCTTAAAAGTAATTCCAGTTACTTCATCAATCTCTTCGAGCATAGCACGAATTTCTTTTCTCTCCGCTCGCGATATTGTTTTCTTTTTCCAAGAGTAATTAATTACCTTATCATATCCAGACAAGTAATCCATATATCGGAACCAATCATTTGATATGATATCATCAATTGTTTTTTGCATTACTCTCTCTCTTCAATTTAAAGTAAAGTTTGTAGTACCTTTTTTTCATTTCATCTAAAATAGAAGCATCTTCTAAAAAGTTGAGTCTCCTGCATTGAGCAGAACTACCCTCCAATTCACTTAATAGCAGTAAGATATCTACTGGTTTCATTTGTTCTCCTTAGGAGAAAGCGAAATACGGGACTCGAACCCGTGACACCAACTTGGAAGGATGGGATGTTACCACTACACCAATTTCGCAAGACGACTCAGATAGGATTCGAACCTATGACCGACTGCTTAGAAGGCAGTTGCTCTATCCAACTGAGCTACTGAGTCAAATGAGGATCAACCTCTCTCTAGTCCGTCATTGTATTCAACGTAATCATCATACTCGTCTTGCTTGATTTCGTCAACTGATACAACTTCCAAATCTTCTTGCGGATCAAACCATTCGTCAAACTCTGCCATTAATGCCATCTGGTCATAGATACGATCAACTCCTTTCTCATTATAATCTTTAACTTTATCGATTGCCCAATGTCGGATATGGTCAACCAGTTCTGAAGTCTCCATCGTAGTAGTCCTTTCTGAAGTATCTGCTAAGGATGTTGCTATTGTAGTATGCGGGTCCTCCTGTGTCAAGAGATTCAGTGAGGACTCCGTTGATAAAGAGTTGTCTTGTTTCTTCGAAGTTTGTTTTGCCAGGTGTTTTATGTAGTGACAAGATAGTTCTACTAAAATTTTGTCTACCCAATCGTTCAATGTCTTCCTTAAGTTCCGGGCAAGACCCATAATACTTTCTCCAATCAGATTCTTGTTTTACTTTGCGCTTTTTTCCTTTTGGAGTTCTGAAGGACCAAAAATACTTTCGCCCAATGTATTGTCGTTTGTTTGAGAGATTGGTAATGTTATAAACAAAACCGTGGTTATCCCCAATAAGACTCCCATCAAAAGGGACGCCATTATAGATCCATGGGTTTTCATAATCAGTACCTGTACTCATCAAGTATGTCCAATACCTTATCAAGGTATTTATCAATCATGTGGGACACACCACCACTTATCTGTTCATCATGAAGTTCTTTCTTCAACTTCAATACCCGGACATGCATTTCGTCCTTGGTCAATTGATTTCTGGGCATAGGGGGAGATTACAACCTCCCCTATTTAAGCATATATCAGAGTTGGAATCCACTAAATGTGTCTTTCTTAACATCTTGTTTGATTCCACCGACTACATAGGATTCAACCTCAGTCTCCTGTGGTGCCACCTGAAGACCCTTAGAGGAGATCCAGTGCTGCGTCCAAGGCAGTGGATTGTTCTTAGCAGCAATATCATACTGTGGGGTCAACCCGATGGACTTCAGACGACGATTCGCAATCCACTCAACATACTGCTGAAGAAGTTTGTCATTCAGACCAATCATAGATCCATCACGGAACAGATAGTCTGCCCAACGCTTTTCTTCATTGACTGCGTTGTCAAACATCTTGTAGGTCCACTCCTCCTCTTCCTTCATGATCTGCTGCATTTCAGGATCATCTCCTCCTCTCCACTTGTTGAGGATGTTTTGAGTGATTGCAAGATGCTGATTCTCATCTCTGGCGATAAGTGAGATAATCTTTGCGGATCCCTCCATAAGTTTAAGTTCGCCAAACGCAAAGCTGCAAGCGAAACTAACATAGAAACGGATACCCTCTAAGACATTGACATTTGCGACAGCACGATAAAGTTTGCGCTTCAATTCGCGTCGTTCCCATTGACCAGCATAGTGACCCTCGCTTGCGAGTTCCCACATCGTTCCACCATCATACTGATGGGCACCTGCGATGAAGTCATCATATGCTGATGTGACGCTGCTAGCACGCTCTAAGATACGGTCATCAGTCACGATCTTGTCAAAGACCTCTGATGGGTCGCTATAGACGTTCTTGATGATGTAAGTGTATGAGCGACTATGGATCATCTCCATGAATCCCCAGACCTCCATACATGCTTCCAGTTCTGGTAAGGAACAGTATGGAATGAACGCCATACCAGGACCACGACCCTGGATAGAATCAAGCATGATCTGATATTTCAGATTCGATGTGTAAATGTGCTTTTGTTCTGGACGTAGTGTTTGATAGTCGCCACGATCCTTCTGCAAAGAAACCTCCTCAGGTCTCCAGAAGTATCCTAGTTGTTGTGTGGTGAGTTTATCAAAGACTGGATATTTGTATGAATCGTATCTCTGTATTCCCAGAGGTTTACCGAAAAACATCGGTTGCTTTTTCGTATTTACTTGTTCTGTGTTAAAGACTGTCATGCCTTTAACTTTTGTCACTGGATTATCCTCTACGGAAGACACTTTAAACTGCACAGGATTCACACTCTCCCTCCTCGGCTTGTTCTAATTGGGTTAACAGGTTCTGTAGCTCTGGTTTTTCTTCTCCTACCTCATCAGTTTTTAGATCGTTAGTGTTCTGATAATATGAGGTTTTCCAACCGTACTTATATGTAGTTAAAAAGTCTTGTGCCATGATGGACACTGGGACTTCATTGTCAGGATAGTTCTCTGGATTATAAGACCAGTTACCAGAAATGGCTTGGTCAAAGAACTTCTGCATCACAGCAATAACATTAATATAACCACGATTAGACTCCATCTCCCAAAGAAGCGTATAGTTGTTCTTAAGAGATCCATATTGAGGGACAATCTGTTTAAGAGGTCCCTTCTTTGATTTTTTAACGGACAGGTAGTCTCTAGGTGGTTCGATTCCATTTGTTGCGTTTGACACAACGGAACTGCTCTCTGAAGGCATTTGTGCCGACAATGTTGAGTGCCGTAATCCGAATTCATTGATAGATGCTCTAAGAGCGTCCCAGTCATGTTGCAACTCCTGTGTGGTGATTTCATCCACATCCTTCTTATATGTATCTAAGGGAAGAATTCCATCGGCATATTTTGTTCGGCCAAATTCAGAACACCATCCTTTCTCTTTCGCTAACTGATTGGACGACTTCAGTAGGAAATATTGGAATGATTCGGCAAGAGTATGGACAGCATCCCATGCTTCCTGTGAGTCATATTTACATCCCAGTTTCGCAAGATAATGTGCAAGTCCAATAAAACCTACTCCAAGCGATCTCCGTGCCTTTGTAGCACGTTCTGCTGCTACCACAGGATACTCCTGATAGTCAATCAGTTCCTCTAATCCACGGACAGAGAGATCACAGAGTTCTTCAAGTTCTTTATCTCCACCATTGATCTTACCCACATTGATTGCGGACAAGATGCATAGAGCAATCTCACCAAACTCGTCATCAATATGTCCAATCGGGTCTGTAGGGAGAGTAATCTCCTGACACAAATTAGACATATTCACTTTATCCTTGAAGGAGGAGTGGGAGTTACAGTGATCGATGTTCATAATATAAAGACGACCAGTCTCTGCTCTCTCTTTCAGAATATTCAGGATCAGTTTTTGTGCTCCGATAGTCTTTCTTGGAACAGACTCATCTCGTTCATAAGACTGATATAGATCGTCAAAACGGTCAGTACCAAAAGCATCATACAGACCTGGTACGTCATGCGGTGAGAATAAGCTAATCTCTCCATCCTGGATGAAACGCTCATAGAAAAGTTTTGAAACCTGGATCGAATAGTCAAGTTTTCTTACCCTATTGTCTTCTGTCCCTTTGTTATTCTTCAGGACAATGATGTCTTCTATTTCTTGGTGCCAGATCGGAAAGTGGACCGTAGCTGATCCGCCTCGGATGCCATTTTGAGTGCAGCATCTGACAGTCGATTCAAATTTTTTGAGAAACGGAACAACGCCAGTGTGCTGAACTTCTCCGCCTCTGATCTTACTGTTGATGCCACGGATTCGACCTGCGTTGATGCCGATTCCCGCCCTTTGTGCAACGTATCTGCCAATAGCCATATCAGAGCTAAAGATAGAATCGAGGGTGTCATCAACATCAACAAGAACACAGCTAGCAAATTGTCGAAGTGGAGTTCGCACTCCCGCCATGATAGGTGTGGGAATGTTGAGTTTGTGTTTGCTGATTGCGTCGTAGTATCTTCTGACATAGGAAAGTCTGGTTTCTTTGGGATACTCTGCGAAGATGGTCAAAGCGATCATGATATACATGAATTGTGGAGTTTCATAGACTCCACCAGCACTTCTATCCTGTACTAAGTATTTATCCACAACTTGTCGTAAACCAGCATATGTGAACAGAAAATCACGATCATGATCTATCATGGAGTTTGCTTTATCAATCTCTTCTTTAGAATACTTATGAAAGATATCCTTATCATATACATCTATATTTGTACAATCCATGATATGTACCTCTAAATGAGGCATTTCTCTCATCTTTCCATATAGTTGCTTGCGAACAGCAAAGAGAAGAAGTCGTGCCGCCACATACTGGTAGTTGGGGTGTTCTAGGTCAATCAGATCGCTGGATGCCTTGATTAGAATTTCTTGGATTTCTGCTGTTGTAATACCATCATAAAACTGGATCCCGGATTTCATCTCTACTTGACTTGCAGATACTCCAGCAAGACCTCTGGTTGCCTCCTCAACCATGAGGTGCATCTTATCAAGGTCAAGAGGTTCAATTCGACCATCTCTTTTTTCTACCTTTGTTCCGTTGGTCATATTTTCTTCCAGGTGTTAAATTTAAGTTGTGCTTCTAATCCAGAATATATGTTGGATTCTACCACAGACTGTATATCCAGTCCATAGATTACCATATCATTTATATCTTTTTCCTCTATACCAGAGGGCCAGATAACTACGGAGTCGCCTCTATCGATTGTATTACCGATTCGATTGACAATTTCTCTGTTGCGTGGTTCGTTATCATAGATCCAAATAGGATTGTTAACGCCCCACTTACTAACATCAGCGTCAGCACCACACATTGCAACTGAATTGCGTATGAATGTGCTGTCGAATGGGCCTTCTGTGACATATACAGGTTCATCCAGTTTAATGTTATCCAATCCAAATATTTTCGGGGCATTGTCATCAAACATCACGGTTATATATTTAACAGATTTAGGATTTCTGAAATCCATACTTCTACCTTGAATACCAATCAAATCTTTCTGATAATACAGAGGTATTATAATCCTTGGTTCGTCATGTTCTGTGTTATCAAAGACTTCTTTTCTTGAGTTCACCCACTTCTTAAATACCTCAGTGTAATAGAATTTAGCAGGGTCTAGTCGTCTACCCATTAAGTATCCACAAGCCTCAGGACTTGTCATTGCATTAGGCAAATCTAACTTCTTTTTGAACTTTGGTGGTTAAAAATCAAACTTTGGTTCTTCAACGACTGTTGCTCTGCCAGTTTTTCCATCCTTGAATCTTTCAAAGACATACTGTTTGTGCATCACCGGATCAACATGCTTTAAGAGGTTACTAAAAGTCAATGATACCCCACAGTTATGGCACTTATAGTTTACATCTGCTTTCTTTGCGTAGAGATATCCTCTTGCTTTTGACTTATTCTTCTTGGAATCCCCACAAATAGGGCAACGAAAGTTATATAAATCTGGTTTTACTCTCTTAAATCTATCAAGTTTTGGTGAAAGAAGATTAATAAACTTAGAATCGATATGATTCATTCATGGCAGCATTCACTGGTTGTATTATAGCACTCTCTGCAGACGAAAGCAATGGTCTCAGAGTCTTGATTGCTTGTGGATTAGTTGCGACTAGTATTGCTCCCAGTGCTCCAATACCAATCCAAAGTTTCCGTTCCAATAATGATAATCGTTGACTAACACTGTCATGATCGCTGTCCATTTTATCACGTAGTTTGTCGATTTTATCAAACAATATTTCGTCGATCTCTTCTTGCTTAGATATTCTTTGTTCATGGACTGCCAACATCCGAGACACATTATTATTTACCTCTGCAATCTTTTCGATAGCAGAATCCAATCTCGTAACGAGTGTCTCAAAGTTTTCAAGTCTAGTTTCTAGTACAGCGACCTTAACTTCTTCTTCCATTTGGTGACCAGAGTTTTCTTACACCCTTCTGATAAATGTATCTTTTCTTTTGCTTGACCGGAGGATCATCTCCTGCCTCAGCAGTACCCGCGATCTTACCAGCACCAAGATTCATGGTTGGTTGTTCATGTAAGTTATGAACAATGTCAATAATTTTTTGGAGTGGTTTATCCATCTTCGTAAATTTTTTGTAATGATACTAGACAATCCATATCAACAGGAATGTCATGCATAAAGGATTTTGGATATTCAGGAAATCTACCAAGAAACATAATAAACGTTTTCATTGACGACCACAATTCACGTTCGATTTTAAAGAACAGCATAGGAGTTGTGGCCTCCCCAAAAATGTTATAAAGAATGATGAAATGATTTAAAAGAAGATGAGTCTTTAGTTGACCCGTATTCTTATACCGTTTCAATAATCTCTTGATATATTTAAAATGATTTAGATCTTTATCAAAATCATCCTTGGTGACTGCTTGAGGGTTCTCATAATTTTTAATGGCAAATAAGAGAAAATTATCCTCGTTCAATTCGGTAAAATGCATTTATTTCATCAATTAACTAGCAGTAAATGTTTTAGTTGAACCACTTCCACCTGCACCCTCTACATCTCCAGCAATGAATTGCTTATCAGATGCAGTAGATGTGCCGGTATCAACAATTGTTCCAGAAATTGTCTGTGCCTGAATAGCGTGTGCCTTACCAGATGCAGCAGCAGTAAAGGTAAACTTAACACGGTTTGTTACAGTTTGTGCTGCAGCGGTTGCGGTGATGTTTGCAGAATCGGTGGTGTTTCTAACAACTAAGGTTGCGCCATTGGTGACATCAACCTGCTCGTTGTAGATAACAACAACAGATCCAGTTGCTCCACCAGCATATCCTGTCTCCTCAAAGTAGACAGCAGTGATATCAGCATTACCAAGAGTGTCAGTACCGCGACCACCTTCACCTACGAGACCATCAACGGCAACGATGACTTCATCCCAGTACTCAGTTTTTGCTGCATTCTTATAGTGACGTAAAGTCCAACCAGATGTGGTTGCAAAAATGTTCGATGGATCAACTCCACTACCTCTCACTGCCCACTTTGGCTTAGATTCATCTGCGTCAGTTATACCCCAGAGTGCCATGTTCTCTTCCGATAATTTTATTTGCTTTAGATATTTATAAAAAAGTGAGACCCAACGGAAGGGTCTCACTCACTTCATTCTGCCTCTTCTTCTCGTGCTTTAATTGCTTTAGCAACAGCTTCAAGAAGTTGATCATCCATATCTGTCTTTGTTAACTTGACTGCTTTTCCAAGAATAGCAAGACAAATATCAATCAGTTTCTCTCCGAGTTCCTCATTATCTGGAATTTTGGAGACAGCATCCATAATAATTTTTGATGCCAATGGTAATAAGAATGCAAACATGATGATTATGCGGTTACACTCTATATATCGTCAATCTTTATTAGAAACATATTTACCTGAAGTTTTATCATATCTCTTGACCTCACCAGGACGTAGACGGTTCTTTGCTGCCTCAACATCCTTAGTAAATTGTTTATAGTTCTTCCCAAGTTTCATGCGGGCATCTGATTTGGCAAATTGCTTTTTCTCAGCATCATACCTATCATACCTAGTTTCTTCATTCATTTTCTTTTTCTTTCCCTGACAATGTGCTCTCTGACTAAACCCCTTTGGATTGTTACAGTCAATCGACTTCTTATACTTATCAGACCATCCTTCATTCATCTTCTTGGTCTTCTTTTTCATCGCATTGATAAACTTACGATAGACTGCTGCCTCTGAAGACTTACCCATTTCTCTTGCTCTTTGCTCCATAGCAACTGCTGCTTGGATTTTATGAGCGTGGGATCTAGATGAATTACGTATCTTGGATACAGATGCCTTTGCAGTAGCAACATCCTTGAATCCAAGTCCATGGATTGTTCCTTTTGGATTCTCATCAGTATAAAGATCAGAATGCTTCTTAGAATTAGCAGGTTGTCCCTTCTTTCTGGGAATACGTGGATTTTATTCCTCATTCTGAGGACCACGCTCTGCCTCCAACTTAGCAGCAATTGCCATCTGACGACGCTTTGCTTTTGATCTACCTTTAAACTGGGGAGCATCAGACTTATAAAAGTCTTTGATGACATCCCCCATACTATCTTTCTTCAGATCAAGTGGCATCAGTCTGCTCTGGTAGCACCACCAGGTCCTTTACGTGGGGAAGCATATGCATCTGCCATCCTTTCAGAGTCAGATCTTGTGTCTTTTTTTGCTTTCTTAGCAGCATTTCTCATTTGAGCAGCACGTTGCTTCTCACGATCTCCAGGTTGATATGGTTTTCTCTTTGCTGCTGCCTCACGAGAGATTCTCATTTGATCAGCAATAGACATCTCTTCACCCACTGCTTTAGCGGGCTCCTCAGACTTTTTTACCTTGGTCAACCCCTGCTGTCTCTTGGTGGCAATCAACTTATCAATCATTGCCTTCTTCTTCTGAAGTTGTATTTCTTGAGGAGACATTGATGCTTCCTCTTTCATACGACGCTTGGCCGCATTACCCATTCCTCTATCACCTTCACCAGTTCTCTTATCATCGCGACCACCACGACTCTTAATTTTTGGATCACTGACAGAAACATCACGACGAGTACCAATGTTAAAGGCAGTAGCACGATCACTTCCACTCTTAGCACTGTATTCTTTCTTCTTCATGGCATCCTTACGAGGACCTGCCATCATTGCTTCATCAACTTCAACCTCAGTGACTTCCAAGACCTGACCACCAATCTCTTCAACTGCTTCAGACAGTTTTGGATTGATTATCACTTTGTTTTTGACTGCTTTTTCTTTGATGGGTTTTGATTCGATATCATCCATTACCTCAGCAATATCAGTTCTCCAGTTAGAATAACCCTCCCCAATCTTTGTTGTCAACTTCTTCTTACCATCAGCAGAAGGTACAAACTCACCATAGTTGCCCATAGACTTGTCATTCTTATCGACATCACCACTTACATTATGATCGATTCTCTTGACTGCTTTCTTGACAGCACCTTTTAAATCCTTGGAAGGATTTTCAACTTCTTCAGTCTGCTTCTTCTTACCCAGTGCCTTTGCGATTGCAGCACGGCGCTTCATCAGATAAGAATCAGAACTATCCTTCTTACCATCATTATTCACATCACCATCTTCCTTACCTACAGGATCAAGTGCTTCTTTCATCTTCTCTTTACGGAGAGCAACTGAGCTCTTTTTCTTAGGCATATTAGGATAATAAGTCTTACCAACTTCTGCTTTGTCTACAACTTCACCAGTCTTAGCATCACGATGCATCCCTTCATTAACTTCTACTTCTTCTTTCTCAACCTGAGGTGCCATCACCTTCATATGAGAATCATATTTGACTTTAGTTTTCTTTGCTGGTTTTGCATCCTTGATTGAAGGAGCACCACTCATATCTGCTTCATCAACATATTTCTTCTTTGGATACTCGGGATGATCATCCATTTTCTTACCATGCTTCTTCTCAAGTGCTG